GCCGCGACCTTTGGTGGCCATGTGGCCCGCAAGTGCATGAAGGCTCATGTCTGCCTCTCAAAATGGGTGTTGGTCGATAATATCATGTGGGTAGCTTTATGCGAAGTACTTGGCTGGTCGAACCCGTGGCGGTATCCCGAAAAACATCTCCGGGACGCAGTTGCGCAAGGTCAGCATCGGTCGGCAGTGTGTCTAGGTTCAAATTTAGCGTAGCCCCGCCCATGTTTCCGGGGTTGGACAACTGGTTAAAAAACAACCGCAAGATGTTGTTTAGCTGATCCTGATACCGGCGCTCGTACTGATCCGGGGCCAACGGCAGGTTGGGTGGGGTTGCGTTAAGTTCAGCCATCAACGTCTCCCGTCTGGGCGGATGTCAATTCGCGGAGCACCGATCTGCCACGTGGTGTTGATCTGGTTAGATTCGATCTTGAAGATCAACTGGCGACCCCGCATCCGCGTGTAAATCTGCCCAGTGAACTCCTCGGTGATGACGTACGTGGCGCTGGCAGCAACGCTTGCCCCAGCCGAGCTGGTAACACCAGAACCTGAGTTGGACAAGCCGTACAGTGTCATGGTGACTGTAGGCAGTTGCGCCGTGGGGGAATTGCTGGATGTCTCAAAGGTCAAGTCCGGCAGCACGCGCCAAACAAACCCAAAGTTGTGCCCGTCTTGGATGTCAAACTCAGACGAGGAAATGTTGGCCGCAATCGCTGTGGTTGTGCCGGTCTCGTTGTTGTTCAACCCTTGCTCGTGGTTCACCAAGTTGTAGGTGTATGTAGCCGCCAGCGGGTAGTCGCGCAAGCCGGAGTCCAGCCATGCGGTGCGGCCAAGCGTGCCGTAATACCAGATTTTTTCAAGGTAGTTGAACACCACGTAGCGGTCGACTGCGGTGCTGTTTGCAGAACAGTAGAACCACCAAACTTCGTTAAAGCCCTCATTTGTCCCTGCAAACACCTGCGCCGACTGGCTCTGGTTAAAGTTGCTGAACACGTAGCGGCGCACGTCGCAGTTAAGCGTTTGGACCCGGCCGTCGTAGGCATAGAACTTGTCCACGCCCATCCAATACACCACGCCAGACGCCAATGCAACCGCGTTGGGGCTCATGATGGATATGTTGTCTCCAAGCAACTGCGTCTGCCACACGGTGGGAGGGCCGAGGTACTGCAACGAGAAAACCGCAGAGTCCGTAAAAGTCAGAATTTCCTGCCGCGTCTGGATGGCCGTGATGATCTCAGAGCCGTGCGACAGGCGGATGCTCCCCGCTTGGTTGGTTGCATCAGGTGTCCAGTTGTAAGGGTCGTCCTGTGCCGACCAGCGGATCAGCATCGGGTCCTGCACGGTGCTGCCGTAATCGTTGACGCCGTACGTAATAATAAACCGTGACGTACCCGATACGGTAAAGTAGTTCTGCACCAGCGGAATGTCGGTCGGCGTAATCGTCTGCACTCCAGACTGCGTGCCTGTGGTATTGACGACGTTGCCCGCAGCGTCGATGAGCTGGAACGTCAACCCCGCGTTGTTGAAGGCGAAGTACGTAGTGCCCGCAGTGATGCCTGTTGGCAGCGCCCCCGTGGTAGAGAACGATACGGCCGCGCCTTCGTTGTACAAAATTGTGGATGTCACCACGGCCGGAGAAGCAATGGTGATGGTGGCGGTGCCGCCAAGATTGCGTAAAAGCACGCCCCGAGAGTTTACGCCGCTGGTGGCGTCCCAGTAGTAGATGCCCCCACCGCGAGGGCCAAAGATCAAATCTTCGCCGTAGTTGACTTGGTTCCACAGACGGATCACGGAGTTTGAAGTGCCCCCCGTACCCCAAACACCTGCGCCCCAAACACCGGCACCCCAGCCGGTAAGGGGGATGGACGTAGCTGGGCCGACGTTAAGCTGATACGCGGCAACAACCGAAGCTCCTCCACCGGGAGAACCGGAGACATCCGTGGCGTTAGCCGTAGCGCCAACAGTTACGGTGTAGGTGTCGTTGTTGACAATGGTGACTTGGTACTCTTGGTTGAGCACGGTGGCAGTAATATTGCCCCCCAAACCGACAGCCCCGCTAAAAGTAACAAAGTCCCCCGTCACGCAGCCGTGCGCCGTGTCTGCAACCGTGATAACTGCCGAGCCTAGTGTGGCCGTAAAGGGGTTGTTAAGTGTGGCTGTGGAGCGGATTGGCGTAATGTCGTTATACGCCCCGCCCTTTTCAATATAAAACTTTAGGTTTGTACCGACGCCCACCAGATTGAGACCGCCCAGCGTGACCCAGTTCCACAAAGAGCGGCACACACCAAGGAATATACTGGCCGAAATGCGCTGCCAGCCACCAATAACTTCAGGCGTGCCTTGGCGAAAACGGATTTTGTCGCCGTCGTACCATCCGCCTTCGGTGGTGTAGCGGGTATTTTCCCGATTCACTCCGGGCTTGAACAGAATTTTTTGTAGTGGCATGGGGGTATTGTCCTATTAACTCAGGAACAGCGCAATCTCGGCTTCCCGACGCTTGACAAGGCCCGGCAGGACTTTACCGCCCCCCTTGGTCCAAGCCCTGAAGGCTTCGGCTGCGCCGCCCCAGTCGCCTCGATTGGCCTTCATCCGAATGGTGCTGCGCTGGAGGTTGCCCAGCCCAAAATTGAAGGATATGCTGACCAGAGCGTCAAAGCTGCCTTGACGGCCAACAACGCCGGGAACAAGTCGAAGAACACCGCGTTCAAAATCTCTGACGTCAGTTGCGAATAGCGTATTGATTTCTTCTTTTGTCCAGACACGGTTGTCCTCCGGTTTTAGCGGAAACTCGCTGCGGATCATGGGAATGTCAGCTTTGGTCTTGCCGGGAGGGCGAACCATGGGGAGCCTGATCTGCTCTTGGTACAGGACGTGGCCATAGCCAATCGTCCAGATGTGAGCCGGGCACAGGTACGGCTTGTTCCTGCACCCCTCGTACCGGTGCATCACATCTGCGCCAGCTTTGCTCAGTTTCACTTTTTGCCCCAGCCGCGAGAGCCGAACCAGTATCCAATAATCGCGCCCAGCATTGCCATTTCGTCGGCGCTGAAAATCAGGTCGGCATAGCGGATCACGTCGTCAATGCTCTGAATTAGCGTGGGGTGGTTCCACAGGTACACCGCCATGAACGCATTGATCGCCACCAGCTCCAGCACAAAGATGTAGGTCACCATGGGCCGCACAGTGCCCACAAAGTTGACAACCCATGTGCTGGCCTTCTCAAGCACCTTGGCGTCGTGCGCCAGAGCCGCCTCGGTCATCTGTGCCTCGGTCTGCATCGCAACCTGCTCGGTGCGGATTTCCTCGACCTTGGCTTGGGCTGCAAACCCGGCGGCGGCCAGCGCCAGCTCACGCTCTGTCTGGACTTGGGCCAGTCTCAGTTCGTGCGCTTGGTCGGCCTTGTTCTGGAAATATTCCAGCAGCTTCGGCAGGCCGGAGATCAGCAGACCCCCAAGAGTTGAAAGCAGTGTAAGCATTAGTTGCCCCTTTTGGTTAGCATGGCACTGGCAATTTCCAGCATGAATTTTACTTGTTCAATGTTTTCGGGTGGCTCGGCCCACCCTACTGTGATCTGGCCCACAAACCGGTGCGAGTCCGGTGGCACGCTGACCCGGCAGGTGAACCCCACGCCCTTCTCGATGTACCACAGGCCGACCTCAGACTGAGCGTAACGGTACTCGGAGCATGGTATCTCGTTGGTCATCAGCTTGATGACATCTGCGTTGTTGGACTGGTTCTGACTGAATAGGCCAACGTCGATGTCCTCGATGGTCTTGTCCCTGCCATCCTTGGTGTACGCCTTGTAGAGCACCCGCGAGTTGAAAAGCGGGTTGACCTTGAACACGGCCACCACCGTTGCGCCAGTCTTCTTCAGCAGCATTGAGCTTGCGTCATCGGCTCTGGCTGTGTTGATCTCCGGCAGCTTTTTGGACTCCTTGTAGGCGTCCCGCATGAACTCTTGGTTCTGCCACAGGAAGTACCCAGCAAAGGCCACCACACCCATGACAAGAATGGCGAACAGCTTGAAGGGCGAGTCCACATAGGACAGCACCTTATCAACGATGGACTCTGGTTTGGCACTCATCGCAGGTGCTTCATGTAGATGACAAAACCACCGATCATCAGGCCAGCCAGCACGATAGTGGCCATGCCGATGGCGATGTACTCAGCCATTTTCTCAAGTTGCTCTTTGCGCCTTTTGGCCTCACGGGCAGCAGCTTCTTTGGCCTCTCTGCGCTTTCGGGCTGCTGCGGCTTGGAACTGCTGCCAGTCACCCCACATTCCCGGACGGCCAGCGTAGACCATGCGCTCACGCAGCTCTTCTTCCTGCTGGCGCAGCTGCTCCAGAGCCATGAACTCTGCAAGGTCAGAGCCACCACCTTTTTGGGTGGCCTTTTCCTGAATCTTGGCCTTGTTGTCGAAGTAATCAAAGACCCTCGACCCGAGCTGGTGCAGCTCCTTGCCGTTTGCCAGTGCGCCTTTTATTACTGCGAAGGCCGCATTCGCTGCTGCAATTTCCGCCAACATACTTCACCTCAACAGCGGGATGACAATATAGGCGCACCAAACGACGAGCCCAGCAATAAGGGCCGCAGCGATAAAGCTAACGGCCCAGTCTTTCATGGCTGGGTAGGCCAGTCAATGGTCCAAGGAAAACCAGCTTGTGCAGTGACATCACGCAGGGCTTGGCGGTGAGCGGCCCATGCAGCCTTGTCGGCAGTGCTGTCGGCGATCTGAGTCCAGTCACTGTCCTTGAGCTTCTCAGTGCGGGTACGGCGCACGTTAGCTGCTTGCTCTGCGTCCTTCATGGCCTTGTACTCAGCTTCCTGCTCGGCAGCGGTCTTGGCTGGCTCGGTGTCGGTGGCTGGACGGTCGGTGAAGACGGGGCCAAGGATGTGCTTGGTGTACCACTTGCCATCAATCTGCTCTACGCCGCCACGCTGGCTGTACTGGTAAACCGTACCGCCTGTTGCCTGTGGGCCTTCAAAGACCACATCAGCGCCCAAAGCCTCTAGGACTTCAGGAGTTGTTGTATCCCATGATGGGCCACCGTTGGCTTTGATGTGTGCACGAAACTCTGCCTCGTACATTACTTGACCGTCTTGTGTTCTGATTTGCATGATTGTTCCTTATGCGATTGCCAAGAAGATGTA